TCTGGTTCTTGTTGTAAACAATAACAACAAGGCTTCGCGTTGTCCACAGCTACAACATTTTGATATTGATTCTGCAAGTCCGGGACGTTACACTGTTCCGGCACCTTATAAAACGGGTGCCGGGATTTGCACCCCGGAATTGATCAAGGCGATATACGACGCGCCAGCGTCTTTTTTATCGTCCACGCTCACGCACGCCAGAATTATGGTGGGCTGGGCAGGGGAGCCGAAAGGCTCGCCGGTTTCCTTGATCGCCGGTAGTGCAAACCCTGTTCAGTCCGCCACCAGCGAGATTTGCACCTCCGGTGGTGGAAGTATTTCACCGATCAAGGAGGCTGCCATTATGGCTACGATCCCAGTTTCCCCATTCCTCAAAATCGAAGTCGTCAACGGTAAGGCCGTTACTACATCTCTTTTCGGATATCTCAAACTGTTGCGCCTTGCTGGTGTTCCGGGTTATATTTCTCGCGTTGCTGTAAATCCAGCAACCGGGCTTCGCATCCCGAAACATCACACAGGGCTGACACGCCATAAGCGTGTTTTTTTGTCTACGCACGTCTATTCAATGGCGGCTCAGATGGGAGCTTCTTCGGAAGCGCCGGTTTTCCCTTGTGTGTCCGGTAATGCGAATCCTGTCTGGGCTGCCACCAATCATGGTTTCGCATCCGTGGGTGGTAGCTGTAAAGCACACACACAAGGGGCTGTCACCATGACTACCACCACTACTCACCCATTCCTCAAAATCGAAGTCGTCAACGGCAAGGCCGTTATTTTCTCTTTGCATGTGGCCTGCCACTTTAAGCGCATGCACCAGAACATCGTCGACAAAATCGAGTATCTGAACTGCTCGCGCGAATTTTTTACCCGCAATTTCATACCGGGTACTTACCACATCTATGACGACTCTCTGCGTGGTTATTACATCACCCTTGATGGTCTGATGCTGCTTCAGCTTGGGTTAAGTCTGCGCACAATGCGGTACTACGAGAGTTGCATTGAAGCGTTCCATGAGGCTGAAACCAGCCTGAATCATACCGCTTTCCGTCGTAATCAATGGGAGGCGCGTCATGTGTAATAACCATTATTCAGATACCACTGTCACGGTAATTAAAAACCTGATGGATGCGCTTATTGACATCTCTGTTATTGCAGACAGGGTGCATAAGCACGCCGCCACTGAAACAGAATATACCGGGGCTCTCGTTCCTCATTCACTGACTGTCATGCAAATTAGCGCCGACCAGGCGCTGGAAACAGCCAGCAAAATGCTCATGGCTGATGTGCAGGAGGTACGTCCATGATTCGCCGCATCGTTAATTCTCTGTATCACCGATACAACCGTTGCCCCCGTGTGGGGCAGTGGTTTGCCACCAGCAACGGTCACGTTCTGCGGGTTTGCCTGGTCAGCACCGAAAACCAGAAAGTTGTGTGTGAATTACTGGGGCGTAGCTACACCATCAGTTACCCACTGGTGGTGTTTCAGTCCGGAAAAATGTTTAAACGCCTGGGAGGTGCTGTGTGAACTGTTTTCAGTTTGTGTGCGGAAGTGTTTTCGATAATCCGATTCAGCGCCTGATTATGTTGCGTGTTTGGATGTCGGGGTCTTCAGACGGGGAAGGTGAGAGAGTTATTGAGCACCAAGTGCTTGCCGATTTTTGTTGCTGTTCAAAACAAGCGATGTTCAGAGAAACCCTGGCCCTGGAAAGGGCGGGACATCTGCATATCCGAAAAATTGCAACGCTTACCATTGATGCAAAAGCCCGACTCCAGCCTGCCCGTGGTTACACAATTGTCATGCCGCGTAAGGAGGCTGTATGAGTCGTTATGCCCCCACACCGGAAGTTATGGCTATTGGTCAAATTAATATTTCCGGCAATGTCACACCGACAACCTGGTGGAAACATATCCAGCTACCCAGTGGGCGTCCGGATGCGACAGCCATTGCGCTGCTTTCAGAGATTGTTTACTGGTATCGCCCGACAGAAGTCAGGGATGAGCATACAGGGGCTTTACTGGGATATCGCAAGCGTTTTCAGGGTGACAAGCTGCAAAGAAGCTATCAGGCGTTTGCTGAGCAGTTTGGCTTTGGGAAAAGGGAAACCGCAGATGCGCTGAAGCGTCTTCGTGACGCTGGGTTTATTACTCTGGATTTACGCACGGTGGAAATGCTAGACGGGGTGAAATGCAGCAATATTTTGTTTGTCGGGATCAACCCACAGGCAATTGCTGCCATCACCACACCTTCTTCTGTTTCGCCAGAAAGTAACAGCAATAACGCAATCAGCGATACAGCTATTACGTTAAAACGGAACACCCCCCAACGTCATAACGGAACAGGGGATACGCCGAATGTTGATACAAATACAGAGATTACTACAGAGATTACAACGGAGACTAAAAACACTATTGGCGCATCCGCTGACGCGTCTGCACCAGCGCGTTCTTCCCGACAGGAATATTCACCGGAATTTGAACAGGCCTGGCAGGAATATCCCAAACGTGCTGGTGGCAATTCCAAGTCAGCAGCCTTCAAAGCCTGGAAAGCCCGTATCAGGGAGGGAATAAAACCGGAGACCATGCTTGATGGCGTGAAGCGGTATGCTGCCTGGGTACGTGCCACAGGAAATACCGGCACACAGTTCGTGAAGCAGGCTGCGACGTTCTTTGGACCCGATCGTCACTTCGAAGACTTCTGGCAACAGCCAGCCGCTCCCGGAGGTGGGCGACAGCGACAGGTCGATGTCCTGGCTGGCCTGGGAGCCATGTCTGACAAATTCGGTAAATCCAGTGACAAACTGACATTCTGAGGTGACAGCGATGATGACGTTTAACCTGCGTGAACAACAAAAAAGACTACAGGCGCGAATGGATGAGTTACGGGCAGAGATTGCATTTGCTCAGAAGGGCGAAAAGCCATGGCCTTATCGTTCCTGCCTGATGCGTGAAGGTCGCGGATATTGCGAAAAACATGGCGAATATCACACGCATATACTGGTGTGGAGCGATCGTAATGGCGAGGACAGAGAAAAAATTTCATGCTGCCCTGACTGCTTAATCGCTGAGGCCAACGATTTGACCATGGAGCTGTCGTCCATCAAGGCGGAAGAGCTGACTGATAACGCCGGAATTGCCCTGCGTTTTCGGGACTGCGAGTTTGATAATTATCTGGAGGTTAATCCTGACGCAGCCAGAAATCTTGCGGCCTGTCGCCGCTATGCGGAGAACTGGCCAGATATGCTGGAGAACGGTACCAGTCTTGTTATGACCGGCAGTTGTGGTACCGGAAAAAATCATCTGGCTGTGGCTATGGCAAAACACATCATCCGTAACTATCTGGCCAGTGTGGAGATCACCGACGTGATGCGCCTTACCCGTGCTGTGAAAAATTGCTGGCGGAATGACAGCGAAAAAACAGCGGATGAAGTTATTGAGCGTTATGCGTCAATGGATTTGCTGATCATCGACGAAGTTGGCGTTCAGTTTGGCAGCGCGGCTGAAATGGCTATTTTGCAGGAAATTATCAACGCCAGGTACGAAAGTATCTTGCCCACCATTCTGATCAGTAACCTCTCACCGGAAGAGTTGTGGGCGTTCATCAGTCCCCGAATTGCCGACAGGATCACAGACGGGGGACGCAACTGGTTGTCGTTTAACTGGCCCAGTTACCGTTCTCGTATCAGAGGTGTGGCTGCATGACAACTCCAGTATGGCGTAACGATGACCTTGAAGGCGCTGTCATCGGCGCGTTCTTTCTGCGCGGAGCAGATCCTGAAGTGATGGATATTCTGGCCACACTGCCAGTGGACGTTTTTTCTGTACGAGCGTATCAGGATATCTATACAGGCATCTGCAGACAGGCCCGTGTTTCAGGAGTGATTGACCCCGTGCTGTTGTGTAATGAGATGCCGGAACTTGCCCCGGTGATTACTGATACCGGGCGTAAAACCTGGGTGAAGTCTTCACTGGAGCACTATGTTGCAGCGTTGCGGCGCAATGCCGCACTGCGCGATGCAGAAAAAACACTGAATGAGGCGCTGCAGAAATTACGTGATGCGCATACCTGTGAAGCAGCTGAAGATGCCCTGAAGGATGCGCAGAACATGATGGTCACACTGTCGACAGGAAAGGGCGTCATTCAGCCGGTACATATTGATGATGTGCTTCCGGAAGTGGTTGAGCGTGTTGAATGCCGGAATCAGGGGCTGGAGAAATCCAGGACGTTGATGACCGGTATTGATGAACTGGACGCAAAAACAGGCGGTATGGAGCCCGGAGACCTGGTATTCATTGCCGCCCGTCCTTCGATGGGGAAAACCGAACTTGCGCTGGACATCATCGACAAGGTGACTGAGCAGGGGCATGGTGTGCTTCTGTTCACCATGGAGATGGCGAACATCCAGATTGGTGAACGTATGGTGTCTGCGGCTGGAGGGATGCCAGTATCACGCCTGAAATCTGTGGCTCACTTTGAAGATGAAGACTGGGCGCGTTTCTCACAAGGGGTGGGGCGGATGACCGGGCGCAATATCTGGATGGTGGACCAGGCGAACCTGGCCATTGATGAGATATGCGCAACAACGAAACACCACCTGATTAAATATCCGGAAACGGCGCTGGTGGTGGTTGATTATCTCGGGCTGATAAAAACCCGAACCACGGGGCGTCATGACCTTGCCGTGGGTGAAATCTCAAAGGGGCTTAAAGGCCTGGCAAAATCCGGTGGTTTTCCGTTGATTGCGCTGAGCCAGCTCTCCCGCGGTGTGGAGTCCAGACCCAATAAACGTCCCATGAACTCAGACCTGAAAAATTCCGGAGAAATAGAGGCGGATGCAGACATCATTCTGATGCTTTACAGGGATGAAGTGTACAACCCGGATACGCAGGCCAGGGGCATCGCAGAAATCAATATCACGAAACAACGTAACGGTTCTCTGGGAACGATTTACCGGCGTTTTTATAACGGACATTTTCTGCCTGTGGACCAGGAAAGTGCACGGGTGCTTTCCACTCCCATGAAGCCCGGCAATCCGCGCAGATACAGTAATAAACGAACTGACAGCAGTAAGATGGAGCGTTTCTTTTGAACAACCAGACAATGACTTTTACCCCTGAACAATTGCGTAAACACGCGCAGGAAATGCTGCGTCATGCTGAACAACTCGAAAAAACGGGCATAACAAAAGACGCTATCCGTAAAGATATGGTACCCGCGCTTCGGGAACTGATGCAGGCGAAGCATCGCGCACAGAAAGCAGTAGATGAGCTGGTGGACTGTGTGGCAGAGCTGGAAACCAGAGTCGGAAAGTTTGAAAAACTGGTGCAGGAGGCGCTGCGCTGATGCGCCATGAGTTTGTTTTGCCCTGGCTTGTGCGCGATCATTATGTCCCTGGTGGAAAGCCCGGGATAAAAATCACCGAACCGGAGAGTATTTGATGAGCGTCAAAATTCAAACGATACCGGAACTGCTTATCCAGACACGAGGTAATATGACCGAAGTTTCACGAATGCTGAACTGTAATCGCGCCACGGTAAGAAAATATGCTGAAGATAAAGAGGGCAAAGGGCACGCCATTGTTGATGGTGTTCTGATTGTTCATCGTGGATGGGACAGGGGTAAAGACAGTGATGCGTGATATTCAGCAGGTTCTTGAGCGCTGGGGCGCGTGGGTGGCTAATAATCATGAGGATGTGACCTGGTCGTCCATTGCTGCCGGTTTTAAGGGATTAATCCCTTCAAAAGTAAAATCCCGCCCGCAATGCTGTGACGATGACGCGATGGTTATATGTGGGTGTATGGCCCGCCTTAACCGGAACAACAACGATCTACATGACTTGCTGGTTGACTACTACGTGTTTGGGATGACATTCATGACGCTGGCGCGGAAGCATGGATGCTCAGATGGTTATATAGGAAAGAAGCTACAAAAAGCCGAGGGGGTGGTGGAAGGAATGTTGATGATGTTGGGTGTCCGGTTAGAAATGGACAAATATATTGAACATCCCTGATGGTAAGGGGCGACTTTCTAGAAAATATTTTACGTACGTAAAAAACGGGATATTCTGTTAAGAGTGGTTGCTTCGCCACACAGCTTAAACCCGCCTCCGGGCGGGTTTTTTATGCCTGAAAAACGGTACAGGACGTTAAACACGCTGGTGGTCAGATGAGTTTGCAGATGTGATGACATATGGTTATTATTCTGCCTCCGGCCCTTTAGCTCAGTTGGTC